CCTGTGTATTGGCTCAAGGATTCTTGGGGCTGGAAGCGCAAGTGCGAAGATTTTTTGGAGAAGTCATGAGCAACGTCATCCCACAGGACTTCATCAAGCATGAAGTCGAGAACGAAGGTGACTGGTCAGAGTGGGTCAACCCAAAATCAGAGCAATACTTCATGAAGTGCTGCGACTGCGGACTGGTTCACGAGATGCAGTTCAAGGTCGCCAAGTATTCCGAAGGCGACGAGTGCGAGTTTGTTGCCGATTCCGATCTCCAAGCTGTATTCAGAGCTCGAAGAGCCACGCCACCCGAAAAGCGTCAATGGACTGATATCGACATCGATCGCCTGTCCGTACTGGCAGGATTTGACCCGGCTCACAAAGTCGAGCTTGGTCTTGTCAGGTCTGTCGTGAGAACAATACTTCGTAAAAAAACCAAATGACCCACTGCGATGACTGCAAACGCGACAGGCTGCCAGATGGTGGCATCAGGCTGACACCGACCAGGTGGGTGTGCGCAAGGTGCTGGACGCTGATCCTACAAAGGCACATCAGGTAAACAAAAGCCCGAATCACCGGGCTTTTTTCTTGCTCAGGCGTAAGGCCTGGTTCCAGCTTTGTCGATGATCAGCGCCTGCTTGCGTGGGCTGGTGTCCTCGCTGTTTGGCACGCTGATGTGCGTCCAGCGGTCAAACTCGCGGATGACCTGGTCGTAGCCGATGCCGCTGGCCACAATGGCCTTCACCACCTGGTCAGGCGTCATTCCTGGAACACGGAAGTCGGCAGCGCAGCCAAGGCGGTGCTGGCTTGTGTCTTTGCTGCCCACAGCATCGTTGACCTTCTTGGTGCGCAGGCCTGAGCTGATGATGATGGGTTTGCCGTTCAGCACGACCTTGACCTGCTCAAGGAAGTCAGCCAGGCGCGTAAGGTTAGCCAGTTCCTGATCGTTGGGGCTGTTGTCCCATCCGTTGCGCTCGGCAGTCTCGCTGGCTGTCAGCTCTTCCAGGGTGAAGTTGGGTGTTAAATTCATTTCTTACCTCGTGAATCCATGATCTTCTCAAGCGTGCGGCCACCAAAGTATGCGGACATCACCAGCATGCCCCATTGGCCAAGCAGGGTGACATAGGCCTCGGCCACACGAAACCCAAAGCCATCGAGCACAGCCAGCGCCAGATAAGCGCTCAAAATGTAGGCCAGGGTCATGGGCCGGATGTTCTTGGACAGCCAGGAGTCCGACGCCATGTCGGCTTTCCAGCGGTCAGACACACCAGCCTGCTCGGACTTGTACAGGTCGGTCTCATTGGCCATCTTGGCCAGCTCACCGTCCTGGGCCATCTTGGCCAGATCGAGCTGAGCCTTGGCCTTGGCCTCGGGGTCTGGAATCAGCTTGTCGATCAGCTTGCCGCCAACCTCAAGCAGGGCAGTCAGTGGAAACATGGCTCAGCCTTTCGATGTGGTGATCTGGTCGTCGCCCTTGCTGACGGTGACCTTCTCGCCTTCGACCGTGACCCGCATTGGCTGCTCTTTGCGGTCGAGCTTGTCCAGCTTGTCGATCAATTGCTTCATGACCTCGAACTCGGGTTTCTCTTGCTTGGCGTTGGCACCAGCGATGCCGTTCAGCATGGAGATCAAAGCCGTGAGGGATGCGCCAAGCAAGCCCATCACAGCCGCGATCTTGTCCTTGTCCAGCACCAAGCTGGATGCCACGCCGATGGTGACGATCAGTGTGATGTAGAACAAGCCGTGCTTGCCGATTGCGCGGCCTGCCACGTCCTTGGCTGGAGAGTTTGCCTCCAGCTTGTTCAGTTCGACTTTGGCTTGCGCCTTGATCAATTCAATCTGGTGCAGCTGTTCGTTCATGAAACACCTTTCATGTGGCCAGCAATCCACGCCACAGAAGTGCCAACAGACGACGCAATGGTCATGCCCATCCAGAAGCCGCCGCGCCCTTTGTTGGCCAGCGCCAGCAGCTCCTCGACATTGCGTTCCATCTTGTCCACCTTCTTGTCCATATCCTGGACTTTCTGCCAAAGCACGCCGTACTTGACCAGGTCGATCTCTCCATCCGCCATGACATCGGACTCCAGCATTTAGATGCCCTGGCCGGGCGTGACGTAGACGGTGGTCGCGCCAGAGGCTAGGCCGCTGAAGAAGGTGTCCTTGTTGAAGCGCAGGATTTCAACAGCTCCAGGCATCAGCACGATGGCGTCTGTTGGCGATCCGGCTGTTGGGGCCACCGAAGCAGCCTGAGCCAGCGCAGCGGTCGGGCCAGTGCCCAAAAACACGGTGTTCGGGCCTGCGTTCACGAAGCGGTATTGGCCTGTGTTCTGAGGGTTGAACTTCTCGTAGACGGGAGCTTGCACGCCAGTTGGCGCAGTACCTGCGGCAGCAACGGCAACGGTCTTGCCAAGGGGTGTGAATGCAATTTGCGAGTTGGTGCTCATCTCAAACTCCTTGTGCAGCTTTGTAAGCTGCAATCACTTCAGCAGTGTGGGTTGCAGTGCAGATGGCCTGCACACGTGCATCTTGGCCGCTGTAGTCATCACCAGGCATAACCACATGCCTGAAAAAAGACTGTCCAATAAGCACTCCATCTTCAATGATGCGAGTCGCTGTGCGAACTTGCACTGCTCCATTTTCGACGACTTCAATTTTGTCGACAATAACTTGTTTTTCAAGTGCCATTTCTTTCTCCTTAAGATGCGGTTGTGTACGAGAAGCTGATCTTGAACCAAGCGTAATTGTTTGGAATATCAGCATTTGTAAAATTTGCAGCAGTCGTTGCAGCAGACTTTTTCATTGTTACACGTGCTTCTCCTGGTGCAACAAATCCAAGTGGCATTACGCCTGCGCCAATACCAAGATTATTCCAATCTCCAATGTAAACAGAAGATTGTGATTCTTCGCTTCCTGAGTTTGGACGATTGACGAAAGGTAGGCCACTTAGAAAAAGAGGGCCGCTGATTGATCCTGGTGAAACCATGTAGACCCAACCAGTGCATGTCACTAATTGCCCAAGTTTTGTGTAATACATGCCAACTGCATTGGCCATGTTCGCGTTGTTTGTGCCGTCTGTGATTGTCAACTGAAAAACGCCTTCTTCGTAATCATCGAAGAGTTCGCTGGTCATTGTTGCACCACCAGAAGGCCCAGCAGTAGCTGCAAAGTCAATGCCCTTGCCAGCGGTAGCAATTACAAGATTGCCGTTGACGATGGTTTGATCGCCACTTCTTGAAGATGGAAATCCTACTGTTTTTAACATGATTAGCAGTCCTGTGCGCCAGCAAATTGCTCAAGCGTTTTGAGGTTCAAATATGCTTGAGCAACAAAATTGTCGCCAGACAAGGATGGTGTGAATGAAGATCGCACTGTGTCGATCTTTACGCCTCCTTGGTTTTTATAAACGCCAGCAGCAACGATGATTTCATCTTTGCCTCCAGAGATTGTGTCAACGCGAATGTAAGCATCCACGAAAGTAATTTCCTCGCCAAAGTTATCAACGAGTTTTAAAGTTTTCTTAAGTGCCATTTCAGTTTCTCCTTAAACACCAGTGAATTTATACCAAGTACCCCAAGCCGTTCCGGTCGCATTTGATCGACGAATCCAGAAAGCATTTTTATTTGTTCCGTCTGCGTCATAGTATTTTTGATACGAAGCCTCGTAAGCTGTAGAGCCTGTTCTTTGAGGAACCACAGTTTCAACAAAACCATTGTTTCCTCCAGATGGATGTGTTCCACCAAAAATCATTGCTGATGTTGACCCAATTGGCCAATCATTTGGAACATTGGCCATCGTGAACTGATCGTATCCAATGATGTAAATATCACCCAGATTGCTTTTTGTATTTCCATCTGAGCTGATCGTTACAATACCAGTTCCAGTGTTGATGAATTGGTTGTTCGCATAAACACTGCTCTTTTGATCAAGCGTGTTTGCAGCTGTGATGAGATACTTCATTGCCGTTGTGTTGGCATACAAACGATTGTCTCGAAGCGTTAGACGTTTTGCAGCAAACGCGCCAGCAGCAACTTCAACAATCGTTCCTGCTGATCCATCTTGTGCACCGCAATTGATAAATACGTTCTCTGCGATCTCAAGACCATCAACAACACGCATATTGAAAAGAGTGCCGCCAGAATCAACAAGGGCGCAACCTCTGAATGTGTTTTTCAACACTTTCATGTCATACAACTGAGCCCCAAATCCCAACTCAAAACCACCAAACCAAGTGTCAAATGTATTAGCCTCGTAGGTGATGCTCTTGATGTTGTAAATAGGAATGTTGTTGGATGTGGTTAAAAATGTGTTGTTGCGAATTACGATGTTGTGAGCAGGGCAAATGTTGTCTGGAGATTGAGGGCTAGAAAAAATAATGCCAGCAGTTGCTTGAAACGTGTTGCCTTCAATAATGAAATTTGAAAAAGGCGTGATGTTGTTAACGTTGCTTTTCCAGAAATATCCGTTAATCGCAGCTTTTGTTCCTGCGACTCCAATGGTCTGAAAGTAGCAATTACGCACGGTCATGTTCCGCATACGTACGTACGTGGCATCGCGACCTTCGAAGTCGATGGCGCTTGGCATATTTGCACGGGTGCATCGAGTGAAATAACAACCTTCGACAAGTCCGTTGGTGCAGTCATAAAAGCTGATGCCGTTTCGGTTGTCGAAGTTCACTCCGTCGATGTAGCAGTCGCGGATAAAAAGATTCTCACAGTGCTTTTCTGCTGCCAAATCGACGCCAGAATAGAAGCAGATACCGTCGCCCTGGAAGGCTGTGATGTAGACGCCTTCGATGTAGACCAAGCTGACAGCTTGTGCGCCAATCGCGGCCATTGTCTCGTAGAACCCACTCTCGACCACATTGCCTTCGATGCCAATATCACGAATCCTAATATTGGTCATGTTGTTGGCAGGATTTGAAGTGCTGTTGGCATCAATCAGGTTCATGGTGATGATGCCGTCACCCTCCGGGTATCGCGGCAGGGTTCCGATGATCTGCTTGATTTTTGAGACTTTCCCGTCGCCAAAAATGTAGCTGTTCGACCTCAGGTCGATGTGCGTGACTCTGTAAGTACCAGGCGGAAAGTAAACACAGTCGTGTGCGTCAATCGCAGCTTGAATCTCTGCAGTGTCATCAGTCGAGACACCGGCTTGAATATTTGCAATCTGAGTCTCCGTCATGAAGTCAAAGACGCTCACATGGTCTCGCGCTTTGTTCTGCATGGTGCGCTCTTCAGCACCAGCCCCAGACTGAATGAATGTAACGTTACTGCCTGAAATTTGTGAGATCACAGCTGCGTTGTAGCGCTCTGTGGCAGTTGGCGCACTATATACGGTGCTGCCATTTCGGTTCATCACGCGAATGCTGTAGTCACTGTTGACGTACAGGCGGGCAGGCGTGCCATTGCGCGATGGGTAGCCAGCAAGCGTGCGGATTGGTTGAGGCGCTGCAATGGTCAGAGCCGCATCCCAATACACGTTGATCGGATTGGTCTGGGGGTCGAGGTTGGCTGTGCCAATCCAGACGTAGCCAGCCTCAAGAGGTTGGCCATCAATGTCCGTGAAGATCGGATAGGTGGGCTGAATGCTAAGTGCGGACATTACTGGTTCTCCTGGTCAAATTGGCGTCCTGTCTGGACAGCGGATTGCAGCCACTGCACTCTCGCGTCCAGGGATTGTGGCAGCTTTGCTGCGTTTGCGAAATCGGCAAATGCCTTGCTTGCGGCAGTGCGACGGAGCACAGCCTGGCTTGGCTCTGTCTTTGTCGCGGACTCGATGGCGAGCTTCTGGAAGTCATCGCTGGCGAATAGCTTACCGGCAGCTTTCACAGCATCAGCGTTGCCCTTGGACATGAACTGCACGATGTCAGGTGCAACAAAGCCGCCACCAGGGATTGCACTTGCTGCACCTGTGACGACGCGTTGGGCTGTCGTGCTTTGCATGACCTTGCCGATCAAACCTTCGGCCTTCATAGCCTCCACCAGCGCCTGGTTGGCTTTCCCGGTGGTGAGCACCTG